TCAGACGGTCCTTTCCGGAAATGCAAAGCGCGCCGCGATGCGCCGCGCCCATGGCTCTGACAACGGGCTTTCGATCACCCCATGCCCGCTGAAGGCATGGATGAACCCGGCCTCGGGGCCGACCTCCGCCTGTATCCCCAGATGCTTGGCCACAGCCTCGGGCCGCATCCGGAACAACAGGACATCGCCCGCGGCCGCGTCCTGCAACGGCTTGGCCACCAGCCAGCGCCGGCAGGCCGCCATCAGCACCTCATCGCCCGCGGGCTCGGACCAGTCGGGCGTATAGGGCGGGGCGGCCTCGGGCTCGGCGCCGCAAACGGCACGCCACACCCCGCGCAACAGCCCAAGACAATCCGTGCCCGCCCCCCTCACCGAGGCCTGATGCACATAGGGCGTTCCGATCCAGCGCCGCGCCTCTGCCACCACATCAGCGCCCCTCATTTCGCCAGACTCCCGCCGTCGTTTCTGGTTGCAGAGGTAGGATAAGCCCCCAGCCAATCCTCGCCGGGAACATGCGGAAACCCACGAAAGTTTTTGATATTGCAGAACTTCACCCGGCACGTGTCCAGCCGCCGGTCACACCCCGCCTCGAACCGGACCAGATCGCCTGTCCGGATTCCGGGGCCCAGCGCCTGCCACAAATCCAGGATGCGGACACCCGCGGACAGCCTGTCGGATTTGACAACACCCACAAGCCCGACCGCCGCGCCAGACAAAACGACAAGGCGACCATGATCGAACCAGCCTTCGGCAAAGTCACCAAAGGCAGCAAAACGGAAAGTCTGGCCCCCCTCGACCTCATCGACCGGCGCTTCGGCCGAATATCCTTCGCGCATCACGTCAAAGCCGCACTTGCGGTCCCCCAGAGCCGCCTGACAGTCGCGTTGGAACACGCGCCCCTGCGGTTGGTTCAGCGCCTCGGTCAGGCCGCGCAACTCGGCACGGAAACTGCCCCCGGCATGAGATATCTCGCCAAGGCTGCCGCGGAACTGAAGGATACGATCCTCGACCCGCACCCAGTTCACCAGCCAGGCTTCCACCGCCGCGCCATCGAAGCGGCCGGCCACCAGATCCTCCTCGGTCACCGCCGCATCCGACAAGGCGCCCACCGCCTCGGCATTGTCGACCGCCAAACCCGTGGTCTGCTGAAGCGCCGAGGCACTCAGCCCGGTACGGGCCCGGAATGAGATGCCGCCAAACTCCAGATCCAGATCGTGATCGGTAAAGCCGAACACCCGCCCGTCACGGCGGCTGACCGCCCAGCACCGGCAGACCGTGGTGGCGCCCGTCTTCAGATGCGCATGAAACTCTGCCGCGCCCATCAGACCCGCACCTCCACCACCGGAACACTGGGAACCTCGCCGGTCTGGAACGACGCCAGCGAGATCTGGATGCGGTCGGTATCGAACCGCACCGGCACGTCGAACTCGAACCCCGCCGTCACCGGCACGCCCCGCGCAGGCGCGGTGGCAAAGGTCACAAGACCCGTCGCCGTGTCCACCGACCAACTCACCGCCTCGACCTGCGCGATCCCGCCCAGCGCCACTGTCACCGTGCCGGCCACCGGCTTCACGATCGGCCGCACATAGCTTTCGCCGCCCGAGCGATAGGTCTTGCGCAACGCAAACACCCGCGTCTCGCCATCCCCCTCACCCAAAAGCTGATCCATCGGCCCCGGCACAGCGGATGCCGCACAAGACCGATAGTCCGACCAGTCCTTCCACCGGAATGCGTAAAGCTGGCCCGACCGCGCCTCGAAAAAGGCGATCAGCGCCTCAAGATCATCCAGCGAACTCAACGAGACACCCGCATCATAGCGCCGCCGCGAATGAGCCCACAGGCTGTTTCTTTCTTCGAACCCGTTGACCAGCGTAACAATTTCGGTGCGCCGTTCCGGGCCGCCCGCCGAACCGAAACTCAGGCTCGCCGGGAAACGGACTTCGTGAAACGCCATCTTCGCCCCCTCAGCCGTTCCGCTGCCCGCGCGACAGCGCCCGGCTCATCTGGGCAGCAATCTGGCCCCGGCTTCGCTCGAACCCTTTCACATCGGGGGTCGAGACATTCATCGTCACATTCACCGCCTTGCCGCCGCCTCCGGCCTGCACGCCCAGCCGCCCGTCCGCACCGCGCGCAAGCGGCAGGATCGCCTCGGGCCCCGCCTCGCCCATCAACCCCGTGGCGCCGCGCATCGGAAACGAGGTCGCCGCCGCGACCACGCCGCCCTTGGCAAACGGCATCACCCGCCCCTGCGAGAACGCAGCCCCCGTCCCGAACGAAAACAGCCCCCCCAGAACCGAGTTGATGCCATTGGCAACAAAGCCCGAGACAGCATCCTGAACCGGCTTCATCGCGATCGAATAAACGGTGCGAGAAATCGACTGCGCCAGCCCCTCCAGCGCGTCCGACAGCTTCATCCCGTCAAACACCACCCCGTCGAACGCGCGACGCAGCCCGGTGCCGACACCGCTCGACAGCCGGTCCACCTCGCGGCCGGTAAAGATCATCGACTCGCGCATCCGCGCCAGTTCCGCCTCGAAGCCCGCGGTCACGCCCGCGGTGCTGCCCAGCGTCGCCTCCAGCGCCGCCACCTGATCCTCCAGCGCCTCGATGTCAGCCATCATCCCGCCCTTTCCCTGCATCCGGATAGGCGCGCACCAGTTCTTCCAGCCGCGCCCGCGTCAGGGGCGGCACCGCGCCCGCCCCCAGCATGATCCTCAGTTCCACCGGGGTCAGCCGCCAGAACGCATCGGGCTGAAGCCCAAGCCGGTTCAGCCCCACCCGCATCAGCGCGGGCCAGTCGAGACCGCTCATTCGTCGGGCAGCGCAAACGCCCGCGCCAGAAGCTCGGCCGCCGCGCGGGCCGCACCGACCGGCCCACCACCGATCTCGGCCGTGCGCAACACCTCGGCCGAGCCCTGCCACCCGCCGCCGCGCAACCCCGCCACCAGCACCGCCAGCACATCGCGGGCCGAAAACCGCCCGCTTTCGAACCGCTCGGCGATCTCGACAAGGCTACCCGCGCCCAGCGTGGCCTCCAGTTCGGCCAAGGCGCCCAGCGTCAGCTTGCCGGTATGGCGCTGGCCATCCAGCCAGATCGCCACCTCTCCTGCCCAGGGGTTCGCCATCACAGCGCCGTGAACGACAAAAGCCCCGCCGAGGCGAGCGTGATCTCATACGTTGCCTCGCCATTATGGCTGCCGGCATATTCGATGGACGAGATCAGGAACGGCCCCTCGACCACCCCGAAACCGGGAATGACCACCTGAAAGCGCGGCGCCTGACCGGAAAAGAAGATCGCCCGCGCCTTTTCGTCGGTCGCCGCATCGCGAAAGACCCCCGACCCCGAGATCGAGGCCGACTTGACCCCCGCGCCGGCCAAAAGCTCGCGCCAGCCCCCCTGACTTTCCAACGAGGTGACATCCACCGTTTCGGCGTTGAAACTGATCCGCGTGGCCCGAAGCCCCGCCATCGTTTCGAACTGCCCGCCTCCGTTCAGATCCAGCTTCACCAGCAAGTCCTTGCCGCTCTGCACAGCCATCTCGTTCTCCACCTTTGTCCTTGTCCGACCGCGGTCGGGTTCAGTCCTCGATCCGGGCGCGGAAGGTCAGATCGATCCGGCGCGCGCCGCCCCGGCCGCCCAGCCGCCGGGCCGTGGCGCGCATGAACCCAAGCGCCACCAGCCGCCCCCGGCCCAGCGCCAGATCAGCCCCCACCAGCGCGTCCGATATCGCCACCGCGATCCGCTTTGCCGCCAGAAACCCCGCCGCATCCGAAATCACGCTGACGGTAAACCGATGCTCGGCCCCGCCCCCCGTCCCGTCCGAGGCATCGCGCACATCCTCGGGGCCGATCAGCACCCAGGTGCCCTGCCCGCCGCCGTGGGGCACATCGTCATGGATCGACACCCCCGTCAGCGCCGGCGCCGCCTCAAGGCGCTGGAACACCGCCGCCTGAAGCGCGGCCGCTGCCCCGTAGCTCATGCCGGCACCTCATCGCGGGCAAAGCACGACAGATAGCGCCCCGCGACATCCTTTTCGGTCACGGCCAGAATGGCATAGCAACGCGGCCCCTCGCGGAACCGCTGGCCCGCCTCGGGGCGCGCCATCGATCCGATCGGCGCCGCCCGAACCGTAATCCGCAGCGGAACCGAGCCCATGGGATATTCCTCACCCGCCACTTCGCGCCCGGTTCCCGGCTCGATCCGCGCCCAGAGTGTGCCCAGCAACGCCCAGTCGCACACGGCGCCGCCCGCCCCGTCGTCGGCCCGCATCGGGGCCTCAAGCAGCAGGCGGCGGTTCAGCATCTCTCTCATGCTGCGCCCCCGCCCAGAACCCGCACCGTCCGCCAGCGTTCGATCAACCCCACCACCGGCCAGGGCAGCCCCGCCCCCGCAAGGCCCGGTTCATAGCGGTTCTCGTAGTAATCCGCGGCCAGCAGCATCACCGCCTGCGCCAGATCTGCCGGAACCGACGCCCAGTCGGGGCCAAAGCCTGCCTCGAACCGGATCTCGATCCGCCCCCCCTGTGGCACGGTCGGCAACACCGAAGCGGTCGGCACGATTTTCGGCCGATGCCGGTCCCGCACCAGCCGCCAGCCAGATGCGGCCAACGGGATCTCGCGATCGTCCACCGTGAAAAGCGACACCGACAGCACCGAAGCGACCGGCGCCACCGGCAGCGCCTGCGCCTCGTCGCTGCGCCAATCCTCCAACACCAGAAGATAGCGCCGCGGCAGCAGAACCTTGCCCGTCCGCCCTTCGATGGTCGTCATCGCCGCCCGCAGGAAGGTCGCGATCAGGCTGTCCTGCAAACTGTCCTCGGCGAAACCGCTGCCAAGGCGCAGATGATCCTTCAGCGCCTGCACCGGCAATGCCTCGACCGGAACGGCCGTCTGCTCGATCAACATCATGGGAAACTCCGATATCGTCGCAAGGCGCAGGCCGGCCCCCCGGCATGCGCCGGCCGCCCCCGGATCGGGGGCGGCCCGTGAAGGTTCCCGTCAGGACAGCGCGATCTTCAGCAGCTTGATCGCCGCATAGTCGGTCACATCGCCGCCCACGCGCTTGGTCGCGTAAAACAGGACATGCGGCTTGGCCGAGAAGGGGTCACGCAGCACGCGCACATCCGGCCGCTCGGCCACGGTATAGCCGGCCGCGAAATCGCCAAAGGCGATCGGATAGGCCCCCGCAGCGATGTCGGGCATGTCCTCGCACAGCAGCACCGGATAGCCCATCAGGCGCGCCGGCTCTGCCGCGGCCAACCCGTCCGACCACAGGAAGCGCCCGTCCGCATCCTTCATCTTCCGGATCGTGCCCGCGGTTTTCGAGTTCATCACGAAGCTGCCGTTAGCGCGATAATCCGCGCCCAGCGCATAGACCAGCGTCACGATGCAATCCGCCGCATTCGAGACCGGGAAATCGCCCGCCGCCCCCGAGGCGACATAGCCCAGGCTGCCCCAGGACCACGACGCATTGGCCACCTTCGCCGGCGTCAGGAAGCCGCGCGGCTTGTCGACACCATCGCCGCTGACAAAGGCCCCGCTTTCGGCCCGCATGAAGCGCGTGGCGATCTTGCCGGCCAGCCAGCTTTCGACATCGAAGGCGGCATCGTCCAGCAACCGCTGGCTTGCCTTCGGCATCGCCGACAGCTCATGCAGCCGGATCGAGATCCTCTCGATGACAGGCGTCGCACTTTCCGCCACCGCGGCCACCTCGGTCGCCCAGCCCGAGCCGATCTCGCTGCGGTCGATCAGCACTTCGAAGCTCGTGGCCTCGACATTGACGACCGAGGCGATCTGCCGGATCGAGGCAGTCGACAGCAGCATGGACCGGATCGTGTCCGATGTCTGCGGATCGACCAGATAGCCCCCGTCCGAGGCAACCGCCGTGGTCATGGCCTTGCCCTCAAGCACCAGCCCCCGCAGCCCGTCGTCATCGCCTGTGCGCAGATAGGCGCCAAACGCCTTGCGATGCGGCACATCCAGTTCGGCAGTCGCCGCAAGCGCCGGGCGCCCGTAGATCATGGTTTTGCGGTCCAGCATGGTCAAACGCTCTTCCTGTTGTTGAAACATGGTCTTCACTTCTTCCTGAAAGGCACTGATTTCCCTCAGGAAACCCGCCACGGCAGTCTTCGCCTCGGCGGCCGGATCCGGGCTTGCGGACATGCCTGTCCCGGCCCGGGAACGCGTCTCGGTCATCTTGTCTTCCTCTGGTTTGAAACGGGGATCGGGGCCTCAGCCCCGGGCAAAGCTCTGGCGGGCCTCGTCAAAGATCCGGGCGATGGCCTGCCACGCCCGGTCATCCTGCGCCTCGCCCTTCGAGGCGACACGCGCTTCCGGCAACATCGGGAAGGTGACAAGCGACACCTCCCACAACTCGATCTCGGACAGCACCCGGTGGCCCGATCCGTCACGCGCAGCGCGGATGGTGCGATAGCCGATCGACAGCCCGTCCAGCGCCCCCGCCGCCACAAGCGCCGCCGCTTCCCGGCCGCGTGCGATCTCGGGCAGAATGCGCCCACGGACCCAAAGCCCGGTGGCATCCTCGCGCACCTCGTCCCAGACGCCGATCACCTCGGCCGGATCGTGCTGCCACAGCATCTTGACCCGCCGCCCCTGCGCGGTCAGCGCAGCCAGCGATGTGGCATAGGCGCCCGGCGCCACCAAATCGCCACCCTGATCGGCCCGCCCGAAAACCGAGGCATAGCCTTCGATCACCTCGCCCTCTGACAGGACCAATCCCGCCTCGGGCCGGTGAAACTTGTGCTCCGGCGCACCGAAGCCGTCCTTCATCCTCATCCGATCACTCCATCACCTGAACAAAGCCCGACCCACCTGCCACAGCAACAGCAGCACCAGAGCGACCAGCCAGACCCCCATGTGCTGCCCCAGACGGTCAAGCGCGCGGCCCACACGCCCCGCCCAGCCGTCAAAGTCGAACCCCCGCCCAAGGCCCGTGCAAGGCCAGGGCACCCACAGGCAGCAGCCCAACAGAACCGCCATGCCGCCAGCCATCACTCCTGCTCCGGCAGGCGGGGCAGACCCAGCAGCATCCGCTTTTCGGCCTCGGTCAGGAAATCCGCAGCGGCGACGCGCGCCCATTGCTGATCCCGTTCAGCCGCAAGTGCCGGCACCTGATCCAGATCGGGCCGCAATTCCACCGGATCGCCCGTGAACCCCGACAGCCAGTGCGACACCGCCGCCACCACCTTCGCCGCCAGCGGCAGAACCGTCAGCCGGTAGAACGCCCGGTGCGCTTCCTGATAGTTCGCATAGGTCGCCTCGCCCGGGATCCCCAGCAGCATCGGCGGCACGCCGAAGGCGATGGCAATCTCGCGCGCTGCGGCCTCTTTCGTCTGCTGAAACTCCATATCGGAAGGCGAGAACCCCATCGGCTTCCAGTCCAACCCCCCCTCCAGCAGCATCGGCCGCCCGGCATTGCGCGCGCCCTGATGGTTGGCCTCGATCTCGCCCACCAGCCGGTCATATTGCTCGGCACTCAGTGACGCCTGCCCATCCGCCCCGTGATAGACAATGGCGCCCGACGGCCGCGCCGCATTGTCCAGAAGCGCCTTTGACCAGGCCGAGGCCGCCACATGCACATCCAGCGCCACCGCCGCCGCCTGAAGCGGCGAAAAGCCGTAATGGTCGTCCTGCGGATGAAAGCTGCGGATATGGCAGATCGGGCTGCCGGCGGTCATGTCGAACCGCAATTTGCGCGGCCCCACGGTATAGTCATAGGCCACCGGCCAACCATCCGGCCCCGGCACGATGCTCATCCGGTCCGACCGCAGCAGATGCACCTCGCCCGGCAGCCGCCCCGCCCCCGGCACCGCCTCAAGATAGGCGTTGCCGCTCAGCAAAAGCTGGGCGTAAAGCGCCTCGAACAGCTCGGCCCGGCCCTGAACCGGGTTCGGCCGCGTCACCAGATCCAGCACCGGATGGGTTTCATAGCGCCGCCCGCTGTCCTGCAAAACCAAAGGCAGCGCCGCCGCCGCCTCGGCGATCAGCCGGACCGACCGGAAAGCGATCGGATTGCCCAGAAACCCGTTCCGCGTCAGCGAAACCGTATCGCGCGGGCTCCAGGCCACGCGGCCCGTGCTCCACCCCACCAGCGGCCCCGTGGCCGAGGCCTTGCGCTCGGGCACAGCCTCGGGGGCCACCCCGGACTTCCGCATGAAATCGAACAGCATCTCCTGAACTCCCTTGTCGCGCGGACATGCCGCCGCCGTTCCGCGGCCCGCCCGAAGGGCCGCAGAGCTTCTCCGCCATCGATGACAAAACTCTGTCAGAGCATCCGCATCCGCGGGTTCACCCACGCCCGCGACGGCTCGATCATCAGATCCGTCAGCGCCCAGACCAGCGCATCCACCCGGTCGGGCGAACCGCGCCCGTCAAATCCCCGCGCGGTCATCCGGCACATCTGGTCTTCCAAAGCGCCCAGCCCCCGCAGATGCGCGACCCGCCCCTGCTCATACAGCGCCGCGACCGGCTCGGCCCGCGCCACCTTCCCGCGCGAGGCATGAACCCCCCGGAACGGCACCAGCGGATCGATCTGCCGGATCACCGCCTCGACCAGATCGCCGCCCTGATTGACCTCGGCCACCAGCCGGTCCGCACCATGCCGGCGCACCGCATCCAGCGCCGCCCGCGCCCAACGGTCGGGCGATGCCGCACTGACCGAGGCATCCTCCAACACCACCGCGCGCCATTCCTGCGGCGCCCCTTCAGTCAGGGCGCCCACCACCACGATCCCACATTCGTCAGACGTATCATTCCCCGTCACCGGCGGATCGACCGCCACGACGATCCTGCTCAGCCGGCCCGGCGCGTCGATCCGCAACGCCTCCAGCCCCGCGGTCGTCCACAGCGCGCCCTCGGCGTCCTCCAGCAACACGCCCTCCAGCTCCTGCCGCCCAAGGCGGGTGCCGTCATAGCGGGCATGGACCTCTTCAAGAAAGGACTTCGCCAGATAGGCACGGTTCGCCTCGGTCGGCGCATGCGTCACCACAGTCGAGGGATTGTCCAGAATGTGGCGCAGAACCGGCACGTTGCGCGGCGTCGTCGTCACCACCTGCCGCGGCTCCTCGCCCGAACGCAGCGCGAATTGCAGCATGTCCCACGCCTCTTCCGCCCGGCCCCATTTCGCCAGCTCGTCCGCCCAGGCCGCATCGAACTGCGGCCCCCGCAGACTTTCCGGATCATGCGCCGAGAAAACCTGCGCCACCGCCCCATTCGGCCAGACCAGCCGCCGCCGCCCCGCTTCCCATTCCGGGCGACGGTCGGGCGCCGAACAGGCAAGGATGCCGCTTTCGCCGAACACCATCACCTCGCGCGCCTGATCGATGGTCTCGCCCACCAGCGCCACATGGCGCGACCGCCCCGGATCGCCAGGGCGCGAGCCTTCCACCTCGGCGCGCACCCATTCGGCGCCCGCGCGGGTCTTGCCCGCGCCGCGGCCGCCCATCACCACCCAGGTCTTCCACGCGCCTTCCGGGGCCAACTGGTGCGGCAGCGCCCAGAACTCGAACATCCAGGGCAGCGCCAGCAGTGCGTTGCTGCTCAGCCCGCCCAGGAACTCATCCACCACATCCGGCGTCGCGGAGGCGAGCCAGCCGGCGCCCGACCTCAGCGCGAGCCGTGTCGAAATCGAGGGCGAAGTCAT